TACCCTTCTTATCTATATAGCCACCATTTCGTTCAGCTACCTTAGCATTGTAAGCATCTATTTTACTTCTATCCCACGTACCACCATATCTTTTTTCTTGGTCTCTTTTTGTGTTTACTATCTCTTCTTCAGTCATAACACCACCGTACCAACCTGTATCATAGTTATCTGCTAAACTATCTGTCCAATCATCCCAAGATGCAAAAGCTATTGTACCATCTTTTTTTCTAGACTGTCCTGCATAGTCATAAGGTTTACCTGTAACTAAACTAACATCTCCTCGTTCAGTACCAAACTTAAATGTAGGTTCTACACCATACTGTTTTGTCATAGCATCTAATGATGTATAACCTGATTGTTTTGCATATATTTCTTTTTGGTTAGTTTCTGTTATATAATCATCTCCATATATATCAGATACAGGTCCTTGAGAAAATGGTCTGTCTGGATTTATTTTATTTAAAATATTATCTACAATCATTCCACCCAGAAGTTTTTTAGATACTGTTAGGTAACCATCTAATAACTTACTTAAAATCCCAGTAGTTCCTTTTGCTTTTGCTTCGGATTGAGCTAATTGCATAGCTACTTTATAATCTTTTTCTTGTACATTTGTATTATCAGGACTATCATTATTATCTTCTTGCCTAACACTAGTACTTCTAATAGCTTTGGTAGGGTCTTCTTTAGCTTCCTCTGCTTTTACTTCTGTTTCTAATACAAACCCATTAGGTATAGGATATATAGGCTTTCCATTAACAAATGGTATGTACATCTCCTCACCTGTCTCAGCGTTAACGTACTTCTTTGTAACAGAATCTTGTAGCTGACCAAACTGTGTGCCTAGTAAATCGTCATAAGTAGGTTTCATACCGACATCTACATTGGGTACATTCCTGTATTGAGGTCCTTGATAGTTAGGTAGTCTACCATCTCTTGGAGGTCTTCTATCGCTAGGTGGTTGTACAGGTGGTACATAAGTAGACGGTTTCTTAACTATTGGGGGAGTAGTAGTTGTTACTCCTCCACCTTGAGTGGGTAGCTTAGGTACTATTCTAGGTTGTTGTATAGTAGGATTTACAACAGTACCACCTAATGCCATTTGTTTAAAAGGTACACCATCAGGCATAGTAGCTTGGTCTGAGTTTCCCATCTGACCCATGTTTTCCATCTTCTGTAAGCCTGACTTAGCTTGGTCTCTGAAACCCATAATCTTTTCTAGTCCATGATAACGAACTACATCAGCAGGTAAAACAAATTCACCCTCACTAAGATTAGCAGGTATGTCATCTCTTACTTCTTCTTGTGTTGAACCTATAGGTACAGGATTATTAGAGACAGGGTCTTTAGTATTACCTTGGTCTCTAAACCCACCATCTTCAAATAATTCCATTTGGTCGCTTACAGATTTTTTAGCCATTGTATTTATTTACCTCGTCTTTTATAAACTTTAACCTACGCAATGCTGCTATAGCACCCTGTGCTCTATATATAATTACGGAATCATTTGATTGTTCCATAACCTTATGCTGTTGTTCTATTACAACATCTAAGTATTTATTGAGGTGGTGCTGGTGGTTGGCTATCGTCTTGAGGTTGCTCAGTATTTGCTTGTCCATTTCCACTAAATCCTTGTTCATTTGGTTGAGGTACTTGACCTGTTCCTATATTACCACCACCTGCTCCGGTGGGGTCCATTGGGTTTACTCCTGCTGGAGGTTGCCCTTGTTGTGGCTGACCCTGTTGAGGTTGCCCTTGTTGAGCTGGAGGTCCTTGAAATTGTTTAAGTAACTCAGCTTGTACTATAGCTTCATCCATATTGTTAGTAACTTTTGTAGGGTCTAAATCCATAGCCTTAGCTATTTCTCTTATGATATAATTAAACTTAGCAAACGGAGCAAGGGCAGGGTTAGATGCAGTTTGTAAAAATTGCATTAGTCTTTGGCTACGGACTTCATTAGCCATTAGGCTTTCAGTACCTCTAGCGTGAACTTCTAAGTCACCTCTTATTTCTGGGTTAAAATTAAATTGCATATTGAATCTAAACATTCCCTCACCTAAAGGTTTAAGTAAGTAATCATCTACATTCTTAATAACAGTTTTAATACTGCCACTTGCTGCGTTCATTAACATTGATATACCTGATGCAGTTCTACCTACACCTGATATACCTGTTTGTCCATGTGAGAAAGAAGGTAGTCCTGTACTTTCGTCTGCAAGCTGTCTAGCTTTATCAAACAGTTGTAAGTTCTCTTGTGATACGTTTGGAAACTTAGTACCAAAGATAGCTTGACCCGGAGCACCACCTTGTCTTCTAAACACTTTACCCGGATATACCGATAGGTCTTGTCCGGGAACTAAGTTAGTCTCATCTACTTCTATAAGTAAGTTACCTGATAACACTGCGTTGTCCACAGACATTCTCATAAAACCATTCATAAGAGTTTGTGTATCATCCATGTTCTCAGCTAAACCTACTCCAAAGAAAGAGTATGGATTTAATTCATATGGTGCTGCCATGTAAGGTATCTTAGCAGGTTTAAATGGATTAAGAACTACTCTTAGTAGTCTGTTATTAGAACACCATACATTAGCTTGTAATTCATCATAGTCTTTTAATTCTTTAGGTATTTTAATGCCTTGTTTTTCTAGTAGCTCAACATCTAGCATACCCCAAAATTCAAGAACTTCAAATCTATCTATATAACTATCTTGGTTATAGTCTATTAAGTCATCTTCCCAATACTTCTTAACATAGTTTTCACCTTCTGCTATTACTTCATCAATAACATTATCTCTAAAGTAAGGTCTACGTTTTAATGCACGTAACTCTGAACGTGACATCTTATGTCGTTCTATTACATATTGAGCTTGGTCAATATTAGTAGAGTCAGGGTCTGGGTAAAAATTCCAAACAGATACATGACTAACTTGAGGAACAGTTTTAAAGATAGGTGAGTATTCGCCTTCTTCATCCCAATTAGGATATTCTTTATCAACAGCAAAAGGTCCTTTCATTACACCTGTGCCAAACAATGCCATCTCAAAAGCTGTGCTTCTTAGATGTTTGTTAGCATTAGACTCTTGCAGTTGGTCCATGATTTGTTTTTCCATAGACTTAGCTGCAATTAATGCAGGACTATATGTTATAGACGTAGGAGTTTGACCAGTGCCTTCTTTAAGGTTCTCAATATCGCCAAGCTTTTTTGACAAAGGACCAAGCCTATCTTGTAAGGTTTGAGCAGTAGCTCCTTTAGGTAGCTCTTTGCCATCCCCCATATAACCATAAGGGTTGTCCATAGCTCCATCATTATCTTTCTCACGTAATTCTGGAGGTTCTTTAGGGTCGAAATTAACATCTTTAGCTACTCCTTCTGGTAGTTCCGTAGGCTCTATACTAATAGGAAACTTATTTCCTGCAAACAATACATCAGCTATTTGCCCATAGGCTGCTAATGTTTTTGTCTTAGTTACCTTAATAAATACTCTTGATTTTTCTGCTTCGGTAAATTGAACATCAGGTCCATATATACCTCTATAGTTTCGATAGGCACGAACCCATCTTGTTTCATCCTCGTATCTGTAGTCCTCAGCTTTTTTAAACTTAGACATTACATAGTTAGAAATACCTTTTACTTCTATATCCGATTGATTAGAATCGTCTGAGTCTTCTAGTGATAGAGCATCGTCTTCTATGTTTATTTCATCTTCAGCCATATTAATATCCAAACGTTGAATCTGCTACAGGCATACTTCTAGTTGGTGTGCCATGTGGGTCGTAATCAAATATACTAAATCTAGGTCGTGACATTATGCCATACCTTAACGCATCATACAAATGGTCTTCTGCACGTGTGTCCACATCTTCCGGATTCTTTTTGTCCAAGGGGATGGAAGGTAACTGTGACACAGTGTTCGTGCAATTATTAAAGAAAACAATGCGTGGCTCTTCTGTATATTCGTCTACTTGCAAACGTCTATGTATTTCATTCTTACCTGATACACGACTACCTTTACTTCTATCTGAGGGTCTAAATCTACAACCTCTCATAATCATTTGTTCTGCTAGTGATGGTCCTGTGTCTCCACGTTTATGCCATAAGGAACTATCTAATACTCCATATCTCATACCACCATCTTGAGCTTCTAATTCATTTATCATATCTGCCAAATCTGTGGCAAGGACTTTAGAAACGTAGAGTTCTCTGTAAACAATAAGTTGTTCAGATGGTGAGACAGCAAACCATAACACTGCACTATAAGAACCATAACCATAATCACAAGCCCTAAACTTGACCCAATTATGAGGGATGTTGAAAGGCTCAACAACGTGAATATCACGATTAAATTCCGTAAAAGCTGCACCCTCTTTAATATCCCAATCGCCTTCCAGAAGTTGCTTACGCTGTTGCTCTGGTAATGATAACAACATTGCTTCGTAATCGCCTTCTCTTGAGAGATACGGATTGTCAGATAATCTTGCAGGGATAAACTTTCGTTTAAATAAAGATTGTCCAGCCTTGCTATGTCCTGACGGATACTTAAGTACCTCGCCTGTCTCAATATCGGTTGCATCAAAAGTCTTTCCATAAGGTGCAGGGTCAATAAACATTTTCTTAACCCATCCATGACCCGGACCTCCCGGGTTAGTCGTTGCTCTCATATAGATTGGCAAATCTGATGCTGCCGTTCTTAATCGTGAACGCATGTAATTCCATGCGAAAGGTTTGTTCCATTGCGTTAACTCGTCAAACCCTATCCAACTAAATGCCAATCCCTGATATCTTAATACGTCATCATCTCTGTCAAGGTAGGACATCCATAACCTAGCACCTGATGGTGCAGTCCATTGCATCTTTCTCTCTGACCACTTTATACCCTTCCAAATCTTAGGGTATATTTCTTGTGACTTCCATACTAACTCTCTTAGTTCTTCTGTTGTATGTCTTAATAATAATCCACTAAACGATGGATGACCCATATATCTTAAAGGGTCTGCAAGCATGGCATAAGATTTACCACCTCCTGCTGAACCACCATATAGCACTTCTCTTTCACCTGCTGCAAGGAAATCCGTCTGAGGTCCTGCATTAGGTTTAAATACTATATTAAGTGAGTCTTCATCGTCTACTCGTTCTACTTCTATCGTGCTAGATTCTTGAACCAGTTCTTTCTTCTTCAATGGCTTTCGCTTTTTCGATTGCTTTCTGGGCGTACTCAGACCATTTTCTGAGAGTTCTAGCTTGGTTCTTACGTTGTTGCTCATGCATTAACCTTTTTCTTAATCCTACGTGAGATATTACTCTACCTGTTTTAGTAGTAACCCAATTAGCAACTTGCCTAAAGGAATACTGTTTTACATATTTTCTAGCCATTTCAATAGCTTCTAACTCAAAGGGTATTGGATTAAGTATGTCAGGGTCTTCTTCATTCTTCTCATAACCAAAAGGTATGATGCGTGATATCCGAGGTATCTTAGACCACTCTTTACCTTCTTCGTCTTTTATATCTGTAGGTTGTGGTAGCTTCCATTTACCTAAACTTCTTGTAGTCATGTTACTCTTTATTCTTTGGGGGTAATATCATTACTCCACCAGATGCTTCTACTTGTATCTTCTCTGTCTTAATTAAACCTACTCTGTCTAGCAGTTCCTTGCTTGCTGAGAGCTTGTCACGTACACCAAGCTGGGTAGGGTCATCTAAACCACTTACCATAGCCACAGCAGCCTTAGGAGCGTTCCTACTCATGTATAGATGTGTAGCATCCATTATCTCTTCCTTAAGAGACTTAATTATGTCTGATGTACTAGAAGATTCAGAGTATCCTGCAAGTAACTTAGCCTGTACGATATCTCCATTAGCACCATCAAATAGTACATCTAGAAACTTCTGTTGTCTTTCGGTTAGTGTTCTACTCATATAGGTAGCTCCCTAGTTAACTGCCTATCAACTCTTGCTATTAATCTTTCAGCACGATTGGTAGTTTGTTTAAACCAATTACTATTTTCCATTTCATCTGCCATCACTGCCCAATCTAAATCACCTACTGCGGCAATCATATTCTTAAACTTAGACAGTCTTGGTCTACCTAATTGAAAACACATGTTAGCTAATACATGTTGTATCTCATCAGGCAGGTTATTAAATTGCGAGAATAATAGATTACAATCTTTTATA